TCTTGTCTTTGTTAGAATTTGTAGGAAATACGTTGTAATCAGAGTCTGCGAAAACATCTCCATCTACATCTATAACCATTCTCTCAAGGTCATCTGTAATAAAGTGTATCTTCTTACCTCCAGCGTAAGCGTACTTAGAAGTTTCTATGTACTGACGCAATACCTCTCTTTTTATTTCATCGTGTCTATAAAAGTAGTACTGAGTTATAGCAGAGCTTTGTATCATGCTTTGGTTTATCCCTGTAGCTGTTTCGTACTGGTTTATGTCACCCTCCATTTGTTTAGGTATCCCAGAGATAGTGTCTATCAGACTCTCTATCTTAGCTAAAAGCATCATGTACTGCTGAACAGTATTAGAAAGAGTCAAGTCTATTTCAGAGAAACCATTAAAGCTAGGAGTTTGTCCTTGGCTTCTTGTACCAGCCTTACCTTCTTGGAAAGAGTTTATGTACATTATTCCTAAGTTGTCGAAATAGTACATCCACTGCTCCATGTTCATATAATCAGTAGGCAACTGAGCTAAATCCATTATAGCTTTCTTTCCTTTTGCTTTAGCTATCTCGTCTTCTATTCGATACCAGAGAATGTTATAAAGCAACTGATGAGGCTTCATCAAGTCTAAAAGAGAAGTAGCTTTAGAGTTCAAGTTGTTATAAGTCATACCTACATAAGGTAGCTTACATTCACTAGGATTGTCCATGGTTCTCATCTGATTGTCAGTAGGGTTTATGTCAACATAAACGTTATCTCCAATCTTAGTACCTTTCCAGACTTCATTTATCCACTGCCACTCTACATAAGTTCCTTGAGCTATATCTTCTTCTGAAAGCTCAAAAGATTCATCTACAATAGTTTCTTGAGGAACTCCACTTTCGTCTAAGTATTTCTTGAAGCCTATCTTTTTCATAGACTTCCAAACACAAATTACGACTCTAACATTTGCTGTATTAGCTCTAGAGTCATATCCGCTAGTTGATTCGTGATCTCTTAAAGTTTCTGAGTCGTAAGCAAAACCAGGCATCATTGTATTTCTACTTGAACCCATGTTTCTAGAACCCTGGTCTAAATCTTTTACTTGCTTTTCTGTAAGGAACTCCCCGAACTCATCCATTATTTCAGAAACAGTCATGTACCTTTCTTCTCTAGCCCATCCTGCATCTTGGATATTGCTAGTTTCAGGTCCTTTTTCCCACTCAAAATATAGAGGGTTTACTGTTCTTACTGATGCTTCATTTGCTACAATACCTACGTAGTATATTTCTTCAGCAACTATCATAGCGTGTTCAAAACCCTCTGAGAACTTAAATTCAAGTCTCTGGTCTTCTAAACCGTTCTTTACAATAGCATTAGCATACTTCTCTCTTACATCTACGTATTTCTTTATACTCTTATCAGCCTCCTCAAGAGACTGGAAATTGTTATCGTCTTCTCTTTGATCGGTAAGGCCTGCCTCTCTTCTAACTAAATACTGAGCAGTGTCCTTAAGTATTTGCATTTTCTTATCGGCCCTAGCAGAAACACCTCCCCCGTTAACGCACATAACATTAAAATCAAAAGGACGTTCTATTTCATCTCCTTTAAGCTTTTCGATTTTTTGACGAACTATGTTCATACATCTAAGTTGGGCAGGAGTTTCTCCATACTTTCCTTTTATGTTCATAGGATCAGTAACGTACTTATAATCTGTAGGATCGATTATAGAGTTCATTAAATCGTAATTAGACTGCTTCATTGATTTAGAAGACCTTCCATCCCATGACAAAGCACTAGCCATTCCATCTACAGAGTCTACATTAGCTTCTCTCCAAGCATCGTTCTTTTTTGATAAAGACAATTTCTGTTGAGGCAACTGGGGATAGCCGCCACTATTTCGTTCTTGCACGTTATTACTCATACGTATAACTTTCTATTAAACCATTCGTCCCTCAAAGCCTCTTCTCTAGGCTTAGTCACATTTACTCTGTGATGTTGCATTCTGTTTACAATGATTAGCATGAAAGCAATGACTCTATCAAAGTTACCGCTATCATTGTATCTTATAAGCTCTATTAACAACGGAGCAGAGTAGATATAGTTTACATTAGTAAGACCATCACCTCTTTTCTCTATAAGCCAATCTCTAGCAAGGATTTCTATTTCTTCCTTAACCTTTGTTGGCATGTGTTGACCATAGCCTCTATTTACACTTGACGATTGGTTTGCCTTAAGTACGTCTGGAGTGTTTGATAACAAATGTAACGAATTACAAGCGTCAAAGTGAAACTTCATAGAGTTTTTCTCATTCTCGTATAAGTTACTAGCGTTGTAATACATACAAAGCCTTCTAACCGTTTCGTGGTGTTTTTTAGCTGTCTCTGGTCTACCAGTATATTCTGCAACTAACATTTCTTTCACGCCCCCATCCCTGTAGTCTCCTATCTTGTATATAAAAGTAGAGCCTAGAGAAGCAGACTGGTCAGCTTTATCTTGATCGTAAGGATCGGTTGCAGCTATGTACATACCCCAAGGAACTTCTTCAGAAGGAGGGTGTTCCCATATCTGAATACATCCTTCCATGTCTTCACCTTTCTTGACTGGATAAGTTGCTGGCTTTAATTCATTTTTAAGGTCTGGCTCCCAAGACACTCCTCTTAAAGAAGTTGTGTCTAAATGCAAAACGCCCTTGTCTCCTTTCACAAAAGAACTTACAGAAGACTCTACAAAACCAAGCTGCTCTCTTAAGTCGGCTATAGGAAATATGTTTCCGGTAGTTACCAAGAATGCCTCTGAGTGTATTATAGGGTTGTTTTGCATCTCATCATTGAGAGGCTTTTTAGAAGTAGCTTCAGCTAACCTTTCTCTAGTATTTTTTATAAACTTAGAAGAAGCTTCTATGTCAGTGTTTCCTTGATCGTCTTTAAATTGATTTAAACCTAGTGTGTAAGGCACGAAGTATCCAACATTTCTAGATCCGTCGCCTTCCCAATAATCAGGAAAAGCTAAACAATCCCAAGCTGCAGGGTCATAGAACACTTCCATAACAGCTTCAGTAGAACCACCGTCCATATCTCCACCAGTACCAAACATATAAGTACAACCGAACTGTACCGCACCATTGGCTGTACACATCCTTAGCGGACCAAGAGCATCTCTAAGATTACCCATGAAACCTACCTCTTCTAATATCACTAGACCAGGTCGGGTACCGTTACCTGCTGTTGGATTATCTTTAAACGAACGGTGATGGACTTTTGAACGAGAACCTACTTCTTTCCATGACCCACCTTCTTTAATATCGAAAGCAGCATACATAGGGTTCTTCCCAGGAGCGAGAGTTCCTTTGGTTTTCTTTGAGAGTGGAGAAGGGTGGTATCTATTACCAATTTTTATTCCTCCTTCGAGCGACTCAATACCCAGTGAAAACTTGGATAGTAAGTCAGAAGAAAATGCAGTGTTTATTGCTCCAACAAGAGTTTCGGAAGCCATTGGTGCCCCTTCATCGATTGCTTGCAAGTATTCGTCATAGTCTGTTGCTCCATCAGTTATAAAGTTGTGTCCAATCATTCCTCCTGAAGCCCAGTATGACTTTCCGCTACCCCTACACTCTATATCAACAACGTTCTTGGACTCGTTTTGGTAAAGAGGCTTACCTAAATCCATTAAGTGATTTTTCCTTAAATAGCCTCTAGCTTCAGTGTATTCTTTAAATTCTCCTTGCTCTGTAAAAGCATCTGGAGGAATATCTTGATATTGATAATGCTTTTTAGGATCCTCTGACTCAAAATTCTTATGATCGGGATCACACTCTTCCGTAACCTTTTTAACAAGTCTGTGACATGTATATCTTTTGTCATCCTTAAATCCACTAAAACCTTTAGCTTCTGTATAGACGTAGGCTTTGTCCCACTCTATATCTCTAAGGAAAGGCTTCCCTAACTGCTTAGCTTTGGAGAACCTATTCTTGTTTAAGAGTATATGCCAGAAGTTTACATAGAAATATAGCGGTCCAGGCATCCACTTGCCACAAGACCAACATCCCTCTACTATCTTTCTTTTTTCAGCTTTCCACCATATATCATACTCCATAGAGTTAGGGTGGAGTTTCTCTACTTTTTTTAAAAGAAAATTCTCATTGTTTACTTGCATTTTTTCGATCCTTTAACCAAGCTCTTCTTCCAGGGCGAGCCATAAACCTACCAAGATACTGAAAATAAACTGGAGTTAAGCTTCCTTCACTTATATGTTTTTGAGCAAACTCAAAAGAGTCTCTTGCTATTTCCATTACATCTTCAACAGTAATGTCTTCAAATTCATTCGCAACCTGCTTGCAAATCTCACGAAACTCTCTATCTTGAATCATAATCTACCCATGTCAGAAGCACTAGCTTCAGAGTCACCTTTAACAACCCCACCTTCATTACCTTCTGCAGAAACCTTATCCATTATTAGGAAGTATTGATCGAACAGCTTGGGCATAGTAACTAGCATATCGTCTAGTTGCTTTACATTTGAGCCTACCATTCTACCATTTTGGTCAGTTACTCCTACTTCATAATCGGTGTCGTTTATTATCTGGTCTCTTTGTTTTAACTTTCTTTCCCAAGAAGCTAAAGACCTTTGAGCAGGAGTCTTAAACGAAGAGTA